AAGGACCAATAAAAAACCCATTTTGATACAAACCAAAACCAATAGAAAAACCAATACCAAAACGTTTTTCTTTTTTGATAATATTAAAATCTTGAAAATCTACAGTTTTTATAAACGGATTAGAATTTGTTATTTCTGTTCTGTATTCTGATGAAAGCCAACCTACTTTTTTTATTCCGGTTGCAGAAGTTTGCATGTTTTCTGATATAAAATTGATATTTAAACCAAACTGATTTACTTCTCCAGAAAAAGAATAAAATTCTGTTTGCTTTATGAATTTACGGACAAAATTTACGGACACTTTTTGTGAAAACGGAATATCTACAGAATCTATTTTAATAGTTTGATTAACAGTTGCTGCATGATCTACTTTTTTAAAACTTTTTAAAGTTTCTGCAAGTTGTTTGTTTTTTTGTTTTTCGGCTTCTATCAAATAAGCCAATTCTTTTGCATTGCCTTTAAACGTTTGCTTTTCTGCAACCTCTAAACCTAATTTGTTTTGATAATATTGCACACTATCAAATAAAGCAATTTGAGTTGTTTTAGAAGATTCTTTTAATGAAGAAGTAACTCTACATTGATTTATCAACAAAACAATTAGTAAAAAGATTACTGCGTATGTTATGAAGTTTCTCATTGCTATTCTGTTTGTGGTTCGTTTACAATTTCGATAGTCAAATTTTTAACACCTTTTAATTTATCTGTCAAATCTTTTTCGGCAGTTCCTTGAATGGTATCGTTGTTTATTTTTTTGTGAGCCACCAAAATACAGCCTTCTGTATTTGTGTGGGTATTGCCACCATGTAAACGAATACCTTTAAAAATGATTCCGTTTGATTTTAATTCATATCCATTTGATTCTGTAAAAATCATTGGCATTTCTCTATTAAAACGTGAACTAAAAGTAACATTTACTTTGTAAGTTGCTGCAGGTATTGCCGTTTCTGCTTTTACTTTGATTTTGGCAGCTCTTACAGTATCTTCTAAAGTGTAACAAAAAAAATTGTCATCAATAAATAATTCGCCTGTTGTTGTTCTAGCTGTGTAGCTTTTACGTATTAGTTTTAGTTTCATAACATTTAAAACTCATTTTTTATGTTTTTAAATTCTTTTACAACTTTTGTAATATCTCTAATAGTTTCTAAAATTGGTTTTTTTCCTAGCTTAACACGTTTTTTATCGATACTAGTAGCTTCTAATATCACAAACAACATTGTAACTATTTTTGGTGTTAAATACTCTATACCAAATAATTTGCCATCAAAAATAAAATGCGAAACCAAATAAGCTAACACAATTAACACCGCATAAAATAGCATCTTTAAAAAACCTTCTAAAAATCTACTAAAACAGAATTTCTCTTCTTTTAATTTTACTATTAAATACAAGCCCAATAAAATGTCAATACCTGTAATTACAGATACCAACAGCACTAAACCAATTACTTTAGAAACTAGCACCAAAGTGATTAAAGAAGCGTAAAATGGTAGTTTCTCGTTCATTTTAAATAAATGTTATTGATGGCTCTGGGGTTGTAGCATCTTTTAAAGCCAAACCCCAGAATATTAAACCTAAAATATTTGTAATTAGGTTTTTCATATTAAGCTACATTGTTAACACCCATTACTGCCATGAATGTCTTAGTCGCATCATTTATTAATTGTAATTCTGCTTGTGTTAAAGCACCACCAATAGCGATCATTCCTTGTGGTAATTTCATAAATTCATTACCATTAGACGATAAATGCAAACCTTGTGTTAAAGTACCAACCCCATAACCAGTAGCAGAAGCAGTATAAAATCTTGTTGCCAAACCATTTGACTTCATAAAATGACCTCCGTCTGTGTCACCTTGATTTAAGGTAAATCCAAACATTTGATTTTTACCACCAAATGATAAAACCCCTGCCGTTCCATTAAAGATTTCTGTAAATCCTGGTGCAATTCCGTTAAATTTAAAATTCCCATCTGTATTGGTCAAGTTATCAGAACCAGAAGTTATAGCTAACTTCGTATACCAATCACTTGCAGCCTCTTTTATAAGGTTTGGCAAACCTCCTGTTACAGTGTTATCAAAATGAGACATATACGCTATGAAACTAAAATTACTTGTTGTAAATCCATCAGAACCACATGGAACTAATAATTGCTTAGTAGTTGAATTAAAAGTATTATAAATACCTTTATTTGTATAAGCTACTTTGCCAACGGTAGGCAAAATATCAACAGCTAAATTATTATCCGAAATATTTACAAATGATTTAGAAATATCATTTTTTAAAACTGGTAAATAATACCTTGGCATTTTTGTAAAGATACTTGCACCGTCTAATACATTAAGATAGGTGTTTAATCCTTCTAATTCAGTATTAGTAAGTGTGGCATTGTAAGCATCTACAATGTCTAAAGTTCTTTGAGTAATTGCAACTCCTATTCGATTAGCTGAAAAATCAGCACCTTTTACTATAATATCCATATTTTTATTTTATTTGATTAATTTAAAAGTTTCTAAACCCCATTTATTATATCCTACTAATTTAGGATGTACATTGTTAATATTGTAATATGTGAACAAATTGAAAATATTTATACCTCCGTATTTGTGAATGTTAAGAACTTTAACGTTAAATAATTCGCTACAAGCCACCTGTATATCAACTATTTTCTGATACTGTATTGTTTGAGCATCCGCTAAATACTCATCAATTAATAAGTTACCATTTACATCTTTAAAACTATTTGTGTCAGCGGAAAATCTAGTTGGTATAAACCAATATAAATCAGTAGTTGGCAAATTCTCACAAGCATACGCTAACATTCCTTTGTATGCAGAATACAGAGTTACAAAATAAGTCCATTTACTTATATTAGTCCAATCAGTACCATTTGCTTCTCCTATATAATTTCTAGTGGCATATTGAATTGCTGTTGTAGTGGTTGTGATTGTTGCTGTAATTCCTGTAGAATTAGCATTATAACTAAAAGGAAATGTTGCTCCACTTGGTTGCGAAAAATCAATACTTGTAGCATCTTTTTGAACATCGAAAACTAAGCCGTAATTGTATTCTAAAATCTTGTTTATAACGTCCGCAATTGTATCTGTTGATAAGATTGCAATATCGTAAGGCGAACCACCTATAATAATTGATAAAGTGCCGTCAGAAGTTGGTGCTGTATTTATTTGTATGTTTTTACCGTTAACATAAAAGGGTACTTCTATTGCAGTTCCTTTTGTTGGTGTTTCACTCGCTAAAATAGTAGCAATGTTATTTGCAAAATAAGTATCTGCTTGTCCTGAATTTGTAAAACCTTGGTCGTCTAATCTGATAAAATTTTGCAACATAAAAGGCTCATCCGTAATTGTGCCATGTTGACTTTCATCTATATTAAAATCGTTTACGTTTTCATATAAAACTATTTCTGCATTGGGGTAATTATCAATTAAATTCTTAAATCTTGACTGCCCACATACTTCATTTGTTCCTCTAGTTTGAGTGCCGCCAATTGACAAAGGATGTAATGGATTAATATTTTTTTCTTGACTAAAATTTGACCCTGTTAATCTTGACAATTCCGCTTGAAATTCACCTGATGCGCCAAGAGAATCAAACACCGTATAAAATTCTTTGCCTTTAAAAGAATTAAACGAAAATGACAAAACTAAATCATCCGCAGTTATTTTCGTAGCTTCAATTTCAGCAGTTTTTATCCCTTTATTATTTATTTGAAAAATAACATTTTCAGATTCATCTATGTAATTAACAACTCCTTGATTATTTATTTTTATCCAATCTTCTAAAACAGAACTACTTCCATTTTCTAATAAATCTAATAAAGCTAATAATTTTGTAGCGTCTAAAGTTGCTAGTATAGACCCACTAGAATCACATATATTATATTTCTTTATTTTTAACCCATCATTATCAAAAGTTGCTAAAATGTTACCACTTTCATCTTTTATATTTAAAAAACCTAATGCATCAATGTTAAAGATACTATTAACCGACTCTACAATAGAGACATCACCATTAGCGTCTATATTAAAAGTTCTATCAGCTAAACCAGAACTCTGTGTTTTATCTATTTTTAAAGCTAATGCATTTGCTTGTGGTGTGCTTACGGGCTTGTTTGCATCCGATGTATTATCTACATTACCTAAACCAACCATTGCCTTAGTAATTCCACCTACTGTACCAGTAAATGTTGGGTTTGCTATATTTGCTTTTAAAAGATCCGCATTTTCTCTGTCTGTTGCCTCTGCATCTATATTATTTTGTAAAGTAGTATCTACTGCAGCTGCATAATACGCTGTGCCATTCCAACCATAACGGCCATTATTATCTGTATCTGCATCATCTAACACTTCATAACCAATATTTACATTACCTGTTGCCGGTAAATCTGCGAAGCTTTTTTTAGTAACAAAACTTGTAAAATTTTGATTGGTTAATAAAGCAACTGCAATTTGGTTGTCTACAATTGCCTGCATGTTTTGGTCAAATTCAAAAACATTTAATTCTCTTGTTAATGAAACTCTTTTGGTTACTACTTTTGTCATATTATTAATCTAAAATGTTATCATCTAAAATATTATCTTCTAAAACTGAAACTACTATTGGAGAAAGTGCAATAGACACAACAGAAACTGTTTTTTCTTTTGGTGTTGCAAATGCTCTTATCATATCATTGTAATGCCTTTGGTTACTATTATTTTTTGTTCGGATGCTGTGCTTTGATCTGGAGCAGTATATTCTGTAAAATCTATTGCATTGGCTGTAATTGTTGCAACTGCTAACTTTAATAGTTGTTCTGCTTCTGCAATCTTATTTTTTTGAGTTTCCTTTAAAAAATCTGTAGAAATATCTCTAATACTTTCATAAGGTAAAACATCAAACTTTGCAGTAATCCCTGTTGCTTTGAGCATAAACATTCCGTTTTGCATCACTTTAGCAACTGTAAAAGAAACAATGCTTTTTTCTATAAGTTCTTTTGCTTCTATTCGGTTTTCGTTGGTTTGTTTCGTCTTTAAAGCAATCAATAAATCTTTACCAATTACAGCGTTTACATATTGGCGTTCTGCAACCTCAATTTCTGGTTTTAACGCCATAAAGGTTTGCCTAGAATTAAAAATGTTGTAATGCTTGTTAAAAGTTTCGGTATTATGCACCAATGTATTATTGTATCGTTTAAAAGAATCATCTGCAGTCCAAGCTGTAAACTTTGTAAGATTACTTTCTAAAACTTTTAAAAATTCATCTAAAGTTTCATGCGCCTGGCGTTTGCAAGATCTTTGCAATTCTTTAAAATCTTTATCAGATGCAGTTGCTGTATTTTCTGATTGAGAAGTAAAAATTCCTGCTTCCGAAATCTGACTTTTTATAAAGGGCAAATAATAGTACAAAGCAAAATTGCAAATGGTTTCTTGCGCTAAATAATACGCTTCTAAAACTTTTGCATCTGTAGGAAGCGTTTCAACATCAAAAACAGCATATTGTGCATCGCCAATCAATGCTTTTATGTGTTTGCGCTCCGATGCTAATAAATGCTTTTTAAAACCCGCATAGGTCAAAGAATCATTAACATCAATAAAATTTCTTACAGTATCTATATTTCTAACTATCATAAACTAACTGCTTTTTGTGTTCCCGTTGGGTTTGCATCCAAGGTTGTAAGAATTGTATCTTGAAAACCACCAATTAAAGAATCATCCCAACCATTATAGGCTTGTATAAATTCAAAAACTTCTAAAGTTGTTTCTCTGTTGCTTTTTGATAAAGCAGAAAGAATTAAAAAACTTTCTCTTTTATCAGATCCAGAACCAGCGCCTAATTTTCCGCCAGGAATACCTGCACCAATTAAACTAGGGTCAACTCCTAAAGCAAAAAGGATTTCAGAATTGGCTGCAGAAGCTTCTGGCAAATAAGAACCTTCTTTGTATTTATCATCAATAGCAGTAATTTTTAAACCGCTTTCAACCTTACCGGTATTGTCTTTATACATTACAGACATTAAAGAACCGCCTGCATTTTTTGGATCACGCAAAGCAGTATCTACTTCGGTAACAAAGTTTTTACGAATTTCTATGCGTCTTTCTGGTTTAAATTGATGCCAATCTTCTTTGTATTTTCTTTCAAAATAATCTTCGGATACTTCTATATGATATTTTATATTAATTTGATTTTGAAAAATAGCTTTCTTAAATTCTGGTATTGAGTTTGCAATTTCAAACCAACCATTATTATTTACAGCATGCCAAGCAGTTTTTGGATAATAACTTTCATCTACTAAAGGATAAAATATTGGCCTTACAAATTTTCTAATTTTATTGGCTTTGCAATATTCTTTTACTTCGTCTGCAGACCAATAAGAATCTATTAAAGGAACTGTTGATACAAATTTGCTGTCTAAAGCAACGCCCAACGCCCATTTTGTAGAAAAGTGTGCATTCTCAATAAAACCTGTTTTTTCGTTCATAACAGAAAAACGTGCGTTTGCAGTTTGCTGTCTTTTTACCCTGTTAATCGTTTTAAAATCTGCAGATAAAATATACTCAGGAAAAGCCAAAGACCAGTATTCTAAATCTTTGATCGTTTCTTTCCAAAAACGCTTCATTTGGTTTTTATTCCAAAACTCTTTTATTGCAGGAAATTCATTTATTGACTTTGCAGTAACTAGTCTTTTACCTTCTGCAAAAGTTTCATCTGCTAAAACAAAACCACCTCCATAATGCGTTCTGGCCAATACTTTTAAACCAGATAAACCTGCACCATTTAACTCTAAATTTTTAAGAAGCTTTTGAGGAAAATCATTTGTTGGGCCCCAAGAAGCCACCGTTTGACTAACAACATCTTTTGTTTCTACAATTATTTGTGTAGGTGTGGTTTTTGTGTCAAAATTATTTTTAAAAGAAACCAATGCTCCAGAAGTAGCATAAGCAATATCTCCATGTATAACTACGCTCATTAGTACACTACTTTTTGATTGTTAATAGAATCGATTAATCGAATGTTTACTTTAAAAATTTCTCCGTTTGGTTTTTGCAAATTTCTAGTTCTATTTAAAAAGTGATTAGGATTTCGCCTGGTTCTGTTTGCTAACTGTAAATTTTTTACAATTTCTTTATCAGAAAAAACTTGTTTTTCTCTACTTGTTAAAACAGAAACAGAAGTGTATGATCTTAATGCACCGCCAGTTTTTGAATTTCTGTTAAGTGTTCTAAATTCTAAATTAAACGAAATAGGAAACCCTTCTACATCTTTGGTTTCTATAATTTGCAACGCTTGTTTTAGATTGATACATCCTTCCATAAACCAAAAATCATAAAAAACGAACCCAAAATATAGGACACAAAAAAAACACTATCATTATAACAGTGTTTTTCAATTGTTTAAAGTAAAAAGCAATACAAATTTTTATTTTCTGATACCTAAAGGCTTTAAAATCAATATAAAAAGTATCTTTTTTTTTTAGCTAACTTTTTTAGGCTCAAATTATTAAAGCGTTTAAAAGTTTCAAAAAATATCTTTTAAAACGATTTGC